TGAGCTTCTTAGCCATGATATACTTACTTTTCATGCCTTGCTTTTCAGGAATATTCAAAGAAGCGAAGCTCTCACGGCTCATCATATAACATGCAACAGCCCTTTCTACTTTGGTTGTTACCAGCCCCCCTAGTTTTTTCACCGGAGACAACGATTTAAGCTTCCATGCTACGTTATCTCTCTTGAGCATTACTACCTTATAGCTTGTCTCATTTAAAACCGTTAGCATCGCCGTAAGCCATCCTTCACACGGAATGATATCATTGTCTAGCTGTACGATATACTCTCCTTCTGCCTGTGCGAATCCTGCCAACATGCCTCCCCAATCGCCGCAATTCCTATCCATACGGAAATATCTCAGGTTTGGATACCAGGAAGTATTAACGCTCATCCATTTGAACCACTCCTGAGTACCGTCAGAGCTTGCATTGTCGATTATTATATGCTCATACTCTACACAAGTATTGCGTCTTACGGCATCAATAACTTGTGCGGTGTATTCAAGACGATTCAGGCAACGAGTGATAATGGATATCATTCCTTTATATTATAAGAATTAATTTCACTTCTTTACGGGCTGTCCCTCTTCGAAATAATCATTATAAACTGCTTCAATTTCATTTAGTGCTATAAATACATAGTCATCATTAAATACTTTATGCAAATAACTATTCTTATCATTACTGAGCGCACGAAAAGCACGTTTTATTTCAATTAATGCAACTATACTAATTTCAACCTTATCTTTATATAAGCTTCTATCTTCTTTTTTCATAGTTTTTCATTTGTATCTCGGTTTGGGCATCGACTTAGGACGCACTATCCTGTTAGGCATCTTAACTACTTTTTTTGTAGCTTTTGGTTTCTTTTTACATCCGCATCCCATTGTGTAAATATTAAGTGTATATCATATATCGAACTTGGCGGGTACGTGACATACCAGATATCTCCCTGCTTTAACGTACTCGAAATCCTTTGATCCTCGTTTGAGATTCCTGATAAATATCCAGTCGTGTGCGTAAGTACCTTTAGTCCCCCATCGAGCGATATCTCTCCGGTGCATGACATTGGATGTCCCACATTGTCCGGCCTTATTGATATTGCCCCGTCTATGCCTGAATTCCTGTCCATTCCAGACATAATCATCGAACCAATACCAGTCTTTCCCTCCCCTGCTGCCCTTTTCCAATCCCTCCAGATGGCCCGGAGCAAACGCATCGTCAATGTCCAGGTAACAACAATAATCTCCTTTAGCTGCATCTAATCCGGTGTTTCGTACTATTCCGCTCCATGTTGGTTGTTTGTTAATGTAGATAATGTTTACCTGAAACTCAGTGTAAATATCAACAATTTCTTGGACAATATCAACTGTTTTATTACATCCGTCAGCAATTACTACTAGCTCCCAGTCTTTATATGTCTGTCTGCATACGCTGTATATTGCCCTGACGATCTTTTTATCACGGTCTCTTGCTGCATGTTTGTAAGCACCAAGATAGGAAGGCATAATTACTGATATCATAAGTCAATTCTATCTGTTATCTTTGCTTGTATCATTGTATAATTTGCAAGCATCTGCTGCGTAGTAAAAGTAATTTCTAAATCACATTTACCGTTTGCCCTTTTAGTAATCTTACAAGTACACTTCATACCCTTTTAACTTCGGTTATTATTGCTCCGCTAACTTCTGTATCATCACAAGCATCCTTGCGCCCTAAATCACAAGCCATTTCGGAGGTAATGTATCTTATCGTATGCCTGCAATTCCAGCGACCGCGTTCAATCAGTGCGTTATACCTTGAATCGCATCTTACACCTTTAGGCTTACCGATAAGCGTAGAATCACACTTCCATTTTTCGGTTTCCTTTGTGTTAAAGACTTTCTGTGAACGTTTAATACAGAATGCCCGTGAGGTAGTTATCGTACTACCTGAGTAAACGAACCACGTTAATTGTAGACTATCTGCGTAGTGCTTGTTTATTGCCGCATCTGTCTGGTTGAACGTATCGTAAGCAAACTGTTTGTAATAGCGTTCCATCAAACCGTCTCTAGTTGTTGTACCTACTACGAGTTCTTTCATGCCGCGTAGGTACTCCGAAAAGCCTTTCTTGTTGGCAACTGATTTGACTACGTAGTTTTTAATCTCCTGTCTGACTTCTGACATCTTAGTGATAGTATCAAGATAACCTCCTTTTAGTATTTCCCCGTCTTTAATTCCTATTGCCGCTTCTATGAATCCGACTTTCTCTGATATGCTTACTATGGCATCTTTGGCATCCGGAATGAGTGTATTATAGTACCGTTCATTCAGTGGAGTAAGCTTGAGCATATCTTGACCGTACTGAGTATTTACTTTTCTGAGTGTTTCTTCATCAAGTGTATCAAAGAACCTATCTAATTTGATAGCTCTTCGCATATTCTTGGTGGTGGGCTTGAGCTTACCTAATTCATCAACTGCAAATTCACCCGTATATCCGCCTGAAAGGTTATTAAACAATATCTGCTGGCTCCGGTCTACTTTCTTACTGAGCCAGTCTAAGCGCGACTTAATGTAATCATCTTTGCGCTTCCAGAGATCAGATAAACGCTTATTGTCTGGCATTTAATTCTGAGGTTTTTGACCTGTACTATCTTTGTCATACTCTTCGGTTTCCTCAAACTGCGGAGCCTCGGTTTGTTGTGTGTCTAATTCTTTAATGATCTCCTGCACCTTAGCATCAACAATCTCTACTTGTTTCTTGCGTGGAATCTGGAAGAAATCCTCATGTTCTAAGAATATATCGTCAAAGATCCAGCCCAGGTTATCATAAAGTACCTTTACCGCGAAAGGAACCGTATTGCTCATCATGGCGGAAATAATCTCCTCATCTGTCTTACCGGAGAAAGGATCAAACGATTGAATAGTCTTGTAAATCTGGTATTCGTGTGGGTTATTGGCTGTGTCTATCCTGATTATCTCATCGTCAATATTCCTTAGTATCATATCCGGTGCTCCGGCCTCCTGTGCAGCCCCTCTGTCTCTGATGTAATCATCCTTGCTCTTAAACTTGAAATCCTTGGAAAAACTGAGTGAGGCAATAAGATTCTTCTGTAAGCTAGTTAATTCTGCTATCAGATTAACACCATACTCCCACAGTTCGGCAAATCGTAGGCTTAAAGGATAAAGCGTATCGTAGATATTGTCCAGGTCGATAGTTTTTTCTGTTGCCGTAGTGGCTATATCTTCTCTTGTGAATATGTCCGAATTGAACACTGCCTGCATACATTCATTAGTAAGATATTCAACATATTGCCGTTGAAATTCCAAGAGTGCCGTTTCAGGAGTGATGTATTTAGCCAGATTATCAAGAGATAGTTGTTCTTCTTTACCCCTTGGAATAGGAATATAAATAACGTCCTGAGCTGAAGTGTGTACCTGGAATCCTGTTCCCTGGCATCTTTGGCACATTATTTTGGAATCTTCGCCCTCTCTGCCCATATACCCTTCATAGCATTGTGGCTCTGTACATTTATTGGCGGCTACCAGCTTTTGCGGAAAAGCATGTAGGGCCATTGTAAGATCAAGCTCAGAATTAGTCTTTAGCGTTTTCTTGAGATAAGGAACAGCTTCATGGTATGGCGAGACATAAGAGCGTCCATCTGTTACATCGTCTCTTTTGTATCCTACCCTAAAAGCCGGTACTTTATTAAGGTTGTGCGGCGGATAAATGATTATCTCGTAGTACAACTTATCGGCTTTCTTGAAGAAAAACCGTCCATCGACCTCCACAATAACACCTTTCTCTGTAGCATTAAGCGAAGCCATCCTGTAATCTTCTGTCTCTTCTACTAACTCTACTGCCTGGATAGTCTGGTTCATTAAGTACATAGTATAAAGGCCTTCTTTCTGATCTACCAGATATTGAAGGATATTATTTATATACTCATACATCACCGCTTCTTTAGACTTCGATTCGTAGGGATACGGCGAAGCTTTCTCTATTTTACCATCATAATCCTTCCACTCTACTATAGCGAATGTGTTAGGATCTATGTCGTTTAACTCTATCCAACGTGTAGCCATCCAATCATCAAAAGACAGGTTTCCCCAAAACATATTAAGGATATCTTCCAGTTCTTCAGCACGCTTATGTTTCTCATCGTCTTTATATGCTACTATTCTAGTCATTCCGTTACTACGTGGAACCTTACGCTCAACGGAAGTAATATTACTCACTACCGAAGGAATGACATGCTCTGTTATCGCTTTGCGTTGCTTAAAAGCATCGTCTGTTTCCCGCATAGAGAATTTCTTCATCATCTCATCAAGCCCTTCGCCCGTAATAAAAGCGTAGTACATATCTGCCAGCTCGGTTACCCTTGTGTAATCTTGGTGTCTTGTATCGTTGGTTACTATCCCTGCAAATAGCTCCATGAAAATTGTTAGATCCTGTGTCATAGCCTATATATTTTTATCCATATAATTACTAAAAATACTATACATAATACTAGCATAATTATGGCAATTTCTTTCATAGTTTAAAATATTTATTGAATGCCTCTGTTATAAAGTAATCAAAAGAGTCCGATGTATGTCCATATTTCTCGTAACTCTGTCCTGTTTCTGTATCTTTGATCGTTGATTTCAATTTTTTGCCCTCGGGATCCTCTTTAAGATATTCAAAATCAGCTATAATTTTCTTGCAATTTTTGTCTACTAAGATACGAATATCAAACCGTTCATCAAAGATGTTGTTAACAAAATCTCTACGTTTGATTACCGGAGGTGCTTTATACTTTACTCTATCGGATTGATTATTAAGATGCTTTCTTAGTACTTCCCGGATTATATCATAGTCGTTTCTACGGCTTCGGGTGTCTCTTGCTGATCCCGTTGGATCCCCGTAATAAAAAAGCGCGCTTATCCGTGTTTCGTACTTTCTCAGAAACTCCCTGGTGACTCTTTCTGTAGTGTTGTCAGGAGAAGGAAGGCAGAATTCATCAAAAGCGCGTACTTGATAATAACCTTTCTTGGAAATAATCTGCCAGCATGTAAGTGTCATATAAGGAACCACGTTAAAGTCGTAGCTAATATGTATAGGCTCATTTTCCAGGAACGGAACATCATCTGTATGGACCTGCCTATCGAAACTTGAATAAAATTCCCCTCCGGCTTTTACAAATGGATTAGCGAAGATCAATCGTTTGCCTGATTCTTTTAGCTTGCCTTCTCTGTCGGAATGTTCCTTTATCAGTCCTTCGATATGTCCTTCTGGTAGGTTCTCCCTGTTGTGATATGTTGAGCAAATAGAAACACACTGATCACCGTCCTCATGCCTGAAAAAATCGTCTTTGTCGTATATCTTGGAATGTATCTCATCTTCCATCTC